TGATTGGTCAGAAGATACTATTAAGTCTATTATAGCAGATGAAATCAATTCATATAAGGGTTATGGATATGTGGAAAAATCATTACAAGCTATCAAACATAATGAAAAAGCTAGTTCCCTTGAGAAAATAAGAAAGTATGCGAAGCAGAGGCTAAATCGACTATCATACTTAGCAACGTCAATCAATAATATGTCAAATATCCTACTAAATATTCAAAAAATGAAGGTGAAGAATGGCTAATTTAGGCGATCTTGATCCTACTCAAATAAACCAATTAATTGGGCTTTTACAACAAATGCTTCCCAAGGAAGAAGCTACTCCAAAAAAGTCTAAGACTAAATCCAAAGCAAAAGAACAAAAACTTCAAAGTGTAACAAAGTCAAAAAGGATAGTTGATCAGGAAAGACAAAACAAATTCTTATCTATGCCAGAAATGAATATGCATAAGTCTGATACTAGTATTGACAAACAGTTACAAAAATTCCCACCAACTCCACGATCAAGAGAATTTTCTCTTATCAATGTAACATGCAGAATCTGTGGCAAAACTGATGAAGTAAGTCCAAAGTTATTACCAGAATCCGCCGATAGATATAAGTGCAACAACTGTTCTTCAACACAAGGCTAAAATGATACTTAGTGATCCAGCAGCAGAAAGAGCTGTTCTTTCGGGAATTATCCAATATGGAAATGAGTCATATCTGGATGTTGTTGATATAATACAAGAGGCGACATTTAGTGTTGATAGTAATACTATCATATATAAGTGTTTAAAAAGATTATTTGAAATACAAGAAATTAAGACTGTAGATATAGCATCTATATATTCAGTTGCTCAAGAATTAAATCTTTATCATATCTTATCTAAAAATGACGAAACAATACACTTAAAATCTATTATAGATTTTCCTGTTAATAAAGATAACGTTAGAAAATTTGCGGCTAAAATAAGAAAGCTAGAAATAGCTAGACTATTACATAAGCAACTTGAGTTAGCTCAAGATAAGCTTTTAGATGTTAGCGGAAGCGAATCTATTAATCAAATTCTATCATTAGCAGAAGATACTGTATTTGATTTTACAAGTTTATTAAATGATGGCGAACACAATCCGTGTCTTGTGGGAGAAAATGCAACATCATATATAGAAGATTTAGAAAATAATCCTGTAGATCAAATTGGTATAGCAACAGGATTTCCTGTTTATGATGAAGCAATAGGTGGCGGCCTTAGAAGAGGAACTATTAATGTTATCGCAGCAAGACCAAAAACTGGTAAAACATTGCTTGTAGATAATATGGGTTGGAATATTGCTAATAAAAATATTCCTGTTCTTAATCTAGATACAGAAATGACCAGAGAAGATCATATTAATCGCTTATTGGGTATGATCTCTGAAAATGATTTAAGAGATATAGAAACTGGCAAATTCGCACAATCACCAGCGAAAAAAGAAAAGATATATAATGCCACAAAGCAATTAGAAAATGCTCCCATATATTATAAGTCAATTGCAGGAAAAGCATTTGATGAACAATTAGGCATTATGCGAAGATGGGTAACAAAAGTTGTAGGATTGAATAATGATGGGTCTGCAAAAGACTGTGTTATATTTTATGACTATTTAAAGCTTATGGATACCCAAGGAATGAGCCAGGATCTTAAAGAGTATCAACTATTGGGATTCATGATGACATCACTTCACAACTTCGCTGTTAAATACAAAATACCAGTTGTAGCATTTATACAATTAAATAGGGATGGAATCAATAAAGAAAGTACAGATACTGCAAGCGGATCTGATAGAATAGTTTGGTTGTGTAGTAACTTTACGATCTTTAAAAGAAAAACTGACGAAGAGATGGCGGAAGACGGTCCTCAAAATGGTAATCGTAAATTAGTACCATTAATTAGTAGGCACGGCGGAGGACTTGATGAGAATGATTACATCAACTGTCATATGAAGGGTTGGTGTGCTAAGATAACTGAAGGTAAAACTAGGATAGAGTTGATGAAAAATAAGGGAAGTAAATCTGATGGATTTGTTATTGAAGACAAAGAAGAAGCACAAGATGACAACGACAACATCTCCTTCATATAATACAGAAGATCTGAAAAATATCTCAGATTCTTTGTGTGATAAGATAGATGATCTATTTGAATACTTTGAGATAGATGCCAGAAAAACATCCAAGATGTTCATCTGTAATTGTCCAATACATGGTGGAGATAATCCTTCAGCATTTAATATATATCCGTATGGGGACTCATATAGAGGAAACTGGAAATGTAGAACTCATAAATGCGAACAAGTTTTTATGGGTTCAATAATAGGCTTTATAAGAGGAGTACTATCTAATAGGAGTAAGAATTGGAAACAAAAGGGCGACCAAGTAGTTTCTTTTGCTGACACATTAGTCTTTATACAAAAGTTTTTATCTAATGATAGTCCTCAAATATCAAAACCTAAAAATACAGAAAAGAATAAGTTTAATCAAATAGTTACTAATTTAAGACCCAATGCTAATAAAAAAATCATGGGTGTGCCAAGAGATAAGGTTAGGAAACTATTAAGTTTTCCTTGTCAATATTATCTTGATAGAGGATATTCATCAGAAATATTAGATAAATATGATATTGGAGTATGTTTATCAAAAGGTAAGGAGATGTACAATAGAATTGTTGCTCCTATTTATGATAATGATTATAAGTTTATGATAGGATGCACTGGTCGTAGCATATTTGAAAAGTGTGAAAACTGTAAGTCTCATCATAATTCGGGCAATCCTTGTCCAGACGTTAAGGACAGATATAAATACTCAAAATGGAAACACAATTTTGATTTTAAAAGTCAAGAGAATCTTTATAATTACTGGTTTGCTAAAGACCATATTAAATCATCAGGAGTTGCTATTCTAGTAGAAGGTCCGGGCAATGTTTGGAGATTAGAAGAAAGTGGAATACATAATAGCGTAGCAATGTTTGGGTCCACATTAAGCGATAAGCAGAAAATATTGCTTGATCTTGCAGGCGCTATGACACTGGTTATATTAACAGATAATGATAGTGCTGGTGAAACAGCAAAAAAACAAATCATTAGTAAGTGTTCAAAAACATATAGGATATTCTCTCCAAAAATTTCAAAAAATGATGTTGGAGATATGACAAAAGAAGAAATTGATTCTGAAATTAAAAATTATTTAGGGAAAATTTTATGATAAAAATTATAGCATTTGCTGGAAGAAAACAGTCTGGAAAAACAACATGTGCAAACTTTGTTGCAGAACAATACATATCTAAGATGTGTGGACAAAAGGCACAGGTATATAATTTTGCAGATGCTCTTAAAAAAGATATTTGTATAAACATACTAGGACTCACGCATGACCAATGCTATGGATCTGATGAGTATAAAAATACTATGACAGATTGTTTTTGGGAAGGTAAAAATCTTACTGCACGAGAAGTTATGCAATTTGTTGGAACAGACTTTTTTAGAAAGTTAAAAAATAGTGTGTGGGTAGATGCTACAATAAATAAAATAACTTCTGAAAAAAAGCCTCTTTCCATAATAGCAGACTGTAGATTTCCAAATGAAGTTAAAGCCATACAAGATGCTGGTGGGGCTGTTATAAAGTTGACTAGAAATCCATATAATTCGGATCATGAAAGCGAAACAGCGCTAGATATAGCGAATTATCCTATGGAAAATTTTGATCTTGTTATTCAAAATAGCTTAATGACTATTGATGAACAGAATAAATTCTTATATAATTATTTAGTAAATAAAGGAATATTACCATTATAATAACATACTTGAGAAGTAGTTCATTTAATACTCATTCAATGTGCGAGCAACAATACTTTATAGAGTATGTTCTTGGACATAGATCTCCGTCGAATAAAAAAGCTGATAAAGGAACGATAGTACATAAAGTACTAGAAATATTAGCTATCATGAAACATGGGGAACAGAAAAAAGAATCTTTTATAATAGATGATATTGTTGGACAAATAGATCTAGAAGAAAATAGTATGTTTGATGCAACATTCATACATTCATTAATAAATAAGGTTTACTCTTATTACACTTCACAATTTACTCATCATGAATGGGAAGAGAAAGATAAGAAGGATTGTATAAAGTGGATTAATCAAGCTCTTGTCTATAATAATAGAATGTTTGACCCACGACTAAGAAATATAGTTCAACCAGAACAAAAATTTGACATCGTTATTAATAAACCATGGGCTAAATATGAGTTTGATACAAATGAAGGTAAAATCTCTGGAAATCTTGGAATCAAAGGAACTATTGATCTTATAACTAAAATACAAGATGATACTTTAGAGATAATAGATTGGAAAACAGGAAGAAGATTAGATTGGGCAACAGGTGAAGAAAAAACATTAGCCAAACTGCAAAAAGATCCACAATTAAGAATGTATCATTATGCTGTGAGTATTTTATTTCCAGAAATACAACACATAATAGTATCAATTAACTTTATCAACGACGGTGGAGCGTTTTCTGTTTGTTTTGATAAAAGCGATATTCCAGAAACTGAGAATATGTTAAGACAAAAATTTGAAACTATTAAAAATACACAAAGACCAAGATTAAATAAAACTTGGAAATGTAATAAGCTGTGTCATTTTGGAAAAACAACATTTGAGGATACTAATATCGATCCAATAGTAGAATACAGAGACAGGATGAAAACAAATCCTGGATACGCTATGTGCAAGTGTGAGCAGATTAAACATGACACTGATTTGCATGGTCTAGATTTTGTAATTGACAACTACACTCATCTTGGCCATAATGTTAGTAAGTACAAAGACCCAGGATCAGTAGAGTAATGCCATATATACCACTTCACGTTCATAGTCACTATAGTTTATTGGATGGATTATCTAAGCCAGATCAAATTGCAGATAGATGTAAAGAATTAGGAATTAAATCCTGTGCCATAACAGATCATGGTAATATTTGTGGAGCAATCCAATTTTATCAGAAAATGAAAAAGGCTGGAATAAAGCCAATTCTTGGGGTAGAACTTTATATCTGTAAAGAAGACGCATTAGTTAAAACTAAAGAAAATGCCGAACTGTCCCATATGGTGGTTCTTTGCAAGAACTATAAGGGATGGAAAACTCTTATTGAATTGGTTTCTAGATCGAATAGTTCAGAATTCTTTTATTATAAGCCAAGACTATCTCTCAAAGACTTGGCAGAATTTGACTGCTCAAATCTTATCTGTATAACTGGTCACCCTGGATCTGTGATCGCAGACGATATGCTTGATGGTGAGACATTAAAAGATAATGCTGTTGAACTCCTATTGAATAAAATAAATGAATTAAATAAAATCTTTGGATCTGAGAACGTATTTTTAGAGTGTCAACTCATGGATCAAGACATAAATCCTGTACAAAAAACTTTGACCGAATTTTATAGAAAAATTGGGAATAATATAAATCTTGTTGCAACATGCGATGCTCATTATTGCAAGAAGGAAGATGCTGTTGATCAGCGGATTTTATTGTGCAATAATCTAAAAACAACCTTTAGTGATATCAATCAAAAGTTAATCAGCAATGAGAAATTTGGTATGGATATCTTTTTTAAATCAGATAATTATCATATACTAAGTAATGAAGAGATGGAAGCATTACATTCAGAGGTAGAATTATCTAACACTATTAAAATCTCAAATATGATAGAAGAATATGATATATTGAGTAATCCTAGACTTCCACCATTCTCTTGTCCTAATGGAATTTCTGAACATGAATATCTAACTCAAATAACAAAACAAAAGCTGCTTGATTTAAAACTTGGACAAGAATACTCGTCTAGACTTGATCAAGAGTTGACTGTTCTAAAAGAGGCTAAACTTGCTGGGTATTTCTTAATAGTAAGAGATATTATAGACTATATAAAATCCAATAATTGGCTACCAGGACCAGGAAGAGGTAGTGCGGCTGGATGTTTAATATCATACTTATTAGGAATAACATCTATTGATCCTATTAAATATGATTTGATCTTTGAAAGATTTTACAATAGTGGAAGAAATACATCAGAAAGAATATCCATGCCAGATATTGATGTTGACGTTCCTATTGACAAAAGAGAAAGCGTTATAGATTATATTAAGCAAAAGTATGGTTCTGATAAAGTAAGCCAAATGATCACATTTAATACTCTTAAAGGTAGAGGTGCCCTAAAAGAAGTATTAAGGGTATATGGTAATATTTCTTTCGAAGAAACAAATAGGATAACAGAAAATATACCAGATGAGGCAAAAATAGCAGATGAACTTCAAGAAATGAAAGAAGAATACGGCGAAGCCTCAATTATTCGATGGGCATTAGAAAATAATTCAGAAAAGCTAAAACAATGGTGCTATGTGGATGACTCCAATCAGCTTGCTGGGCCTCTGGCAAAGCGTTTTGAGCAGGCTATTAGACTTGAGGGGACAAAATGCCATCAGTCTAAACACGCTGCTGGTGTGGCTATTTCGGCATTAGGTTTGAACGAATTATGTCCAATGATTCATGATACAAAAACTGGTCAAAATATAGCCGGATTAGAGATGGGTGATCTAGAGTCATTGGGAATTGTAAAGTTTGATATATTAGGTGTAGCATTATTAGACAAAATAATGCAGATAAGAGATTTTCTGGTTGATTGACTTTTTCTATAGTGTATCTAAAATAAGTATAACTACAAATTTCAAAGGAGTTAAATATGAAATTTTTTGAATTGGCCGTTGGTGATGAATTCGTACTAAATGATATTAAGCACGTTAAGGTTAAAGAAGAACGCATCTCATGCTGCAAGGTTGGATGTAATGCCAAGATTGTTGGTGATGAAGCCAGCAAGATTGTTGTCACACCACTACAAGACGTTGTGAAGGCACCAGCACAAAACTAATTAAATGTTAAATAATAGGAAAATTTGCGTCTTCGATATGGAGACGGACGGAAGCGATCCGTATTCTTGTAGCCCAGTTCAATTGGCCGCAATAATGGTGGATCCAACAAGGTTAGAAATTATTAAAGATTCTGAGTTTAATATTAATTTAAAACCAGAAAAATTAGAAGATATAGTTGATAATCCATATACTGATTCTGATATATTAGACTGGCATGCAAAAGTCAAAGGATCTTCGCCAGAACAAATTTTATCAGAATGGAAGACATATCCTGCACAAAATAAATCGTGGGAAACATTTATCAATTATTTAGATAAGTATCATTCTAGATCAACTAGAAAGAGTATGTTTAGTGCTCCAGTAGCGGCAGGATATAACATCTTTAGATTTGATCTTAAGATTACAGAAAGACTATCTAAAAAATATGACAATGTTACCAATGATGGAACATCATCTATATTTTATCCTAGAGATACAATTGATGTGATGAATCTTATTTTTTATTGGTTTGAAGGATCTAAAGAAATAAAGAACTTGACAATGGATAGCCTCAGAGGTTATCTTGGTATATCAACAGCGGGGTCACACGACGCTCTGAAAGACGTTAAAGATACTGCTGAGATTTTGATCAGGTTTCTAAAACTACACAGAAAATTATTTGAGAAGATAAAGTTTAAAGATTCATTTGTATGAAAAAATTTACATATAAGGACTGCGGATGCTCTTTTGATATTACAAAAGTGGGTCCGGAGCGACCTAGTATAGTTTTCGATTTAAATATTGAAAATATTAATCTAGACTGTAAAAAAACTTGGCAGATTATATCAGATGGTAATACAAAGGGATGTTTTCAGCTAGAGTCTAGACTAGGCCAATCCTTGGCCAAAAAACTCAAACCAGAGAACATAGAACAACTTGCTGCTCTGGTTAGTATTATGAGGCCAGGATGTTTGGAAGCTTTTAGAGAAGGTAAAAGTGTAACTCATCATTATATTGATAAAAAGAATCATCTTGAGTCTATAGACTATTTCCATAGTTCTCTTGAGCCAATTCTGAATAAAACATATGGGGAGATGATCTACCAAGAACAGGCTATGCAAATAGCACAAAAAATAGCAGGGTTCGATCTTAAAGAAGCGGACATGTTAAGAAAAGCTATTGGTAAAAAGAAGCCAGAAGAAATGGCAAAAGTTAAACAAATGTTTTTGGAAGGATCAAAAAAGCTAAAAACAGTAAATGAGCCTGAGGCTAACGAGCTATTTAATTGGATTGAAAAATCTCAAAGATATTCATTCAATAAAAGTCATGCCGTTAGTTATGCGTTTAATGCATATTTATCAGCATATGCGAAGGCCCACTTTCCTAAGATATTCTTTACATCATATCTCATGTTTGCTAAAGATAAAATAGATCCTCAGAAAGAAATTAGGGAATTGGTAAATAATGCTATTGAGATGGACATATCTATTAAAGTTCCAGACCTCAGACTGTTAAATAAAAATTTTATCCTTAAAGAGAATATCGTATATTTTGGACTAACTAACATCAAAGGTTTTGGAGACTCAATGTATGATAAACTAATGGTAATAATTAAAGAGAATAATTATGACATTAGTAATATGACATT